CGGCTTCTGCCAAAGCCAATTCATTATCAGCCTGTAACTGTTCCGCTTTTAAAACCTTTTGCTCTTCTTCGTATTGTTTTTTAAGTGCATCGGTAGATTTTTGAAATTCAACTTCCATGTTCTGGCGTTGAGTTTCATAATTGTAATCGATCGTTTGTTTTAAGAGAGCAAATTCTTCTGCTGATTTTGCATCTGCTTGTGCTTTTTCAACATCAGATAATCGTTTCTCTGCAAGTGCATCAAGTTGTTTATCTTTTATACTGTCCAAACGACGAGTTTCCTCAGCAATGATTTCAGGGGTTAATTTTTTTGTCGAATCTATTTTACTTCTATTGCTCGCTATAAAAAAATCTAGTTCTGCCTTTGCCAAATCTGCTTTTGCTTTGGCTAGTGCCAGGGCACGGTCTAGTTCTTCTTTAGCAGCTTTTTCTTCCTCCGCTCGTTTTTTATCGAGTGCCTTTTGACGCGCCTCTTCCTCTTTTTTTCTTGCAGCATCACGAATAGCCCTTTGCTTTGCCAAAGCTTCCTGCAATAAACGTTGTTCTTCAGCTAACTCTTCCGCCGTTTTTTTAGGTTTTTCACTTTCTGTGGATGTTTTTAATACAACCTCTTTAGATTTGAATGATTCTAGCCTTTTTTGAAGTTTTTCAACATCGATACCTATCGCTTCAAGTAACGGTGCCATATTTGAAACTATACTTTGAATTGCTGATATTACATTGTTTTTTATTTTAGCAAAGAAATCGCTAATAATTTTCCCTAATGAGATAAAATAATCGCCAAATATTTTAAACGCTCCTTTAAAATCTCCGGTTATTACTGCTTTTATAAAATCGAAAAAAAACTTTAGATAATTGAAAACTAATTTAATTGCAACGCCAATAATATTAAAGGCCGTAACTATTGTCAACTTCAAATTGATAAAACCGTTAACCAAAATAACACCCACAATATCGATAAGTGGCTGGATATCTTTTTTTAAATCACTTAAATAAAACAGAATATCTGCGAGTGCATCTGTAGCTTGCGCCTTAATTACATCCCACATACTTCCAAAACCTGAAATTTCGAAAAGTTCGGCCTGTGCTTTATTCAGTTTTTCGTTTGCTGCTAATAACTCCAATTGTGCTTTTCCTGCAGCAGACATTTCTTTTTGTGTAGATTGCGAAACAGCTTGTAATATTTTTAAAGCACCACCTGCATCTTCACCTGCACCTTTAAAAACATCGGCGGTAAGTTGTGCTTGTTGCTGTTGTGATAATTGTGTTTTATTGGATTGTACGGCAATTTCTTCTAAAGCTTGTTTTGTTGTTGTTACTCCCGCATCAACTCGTGCCAAAAGATCATCCGAAAATGATATACCAAAAGCGTTTTCTAAAGCATCTCTAGTAGATTTTGTTTGTTCTTTTAATGCTAAATCGGCTTCTTTTAAGGCATCCGGTAATTTATCAGAATAGATACCTACATCATAACCCTTGTTCAATATATCGATAAATTCTTGCGCGGAATATCCTGCCTTAACAAAAAACTCATCATATTCGCCAATGCTATCAAGAAACTCTTCATTCTGTGCGCCTCCGCTAGCTAAACCCTTTGCTATAATTGCATTTGCCTCTGACATTGAAATCCCGTAGGCTTTAGACAAGGAATTTGCTTTTCCTGCAATTTCATCGAATTCTTTTTCGAATGTTTGCGCCGTAGCCATAATTTCAGAACGAACGTTTGTTAATTCAGTTGCAGAAGTGATTCCAAAAGAACGTAATTTTTTATTAGATTCCTCTAACGCTTCATTAAATTCAAAAAGATACTTAGTGCCGATTACAATACCTGAAAGAACAGCAATTGCTGCACCTAAAGGTGTAGAAATAAATTCAAGGGATGCCTTTGTCAAATTTTTTAATTCGGATTTCATTCCTAGAAATCCTTCCTTTGCACTTTCCAAATCGCCCGATAGTAAACCATCGCGAAATTTTTTAAAACTACCTACTGAAGCTTCATAAGCTTCTGATATTGATTTGATTTCGTCCTTAAATTCTTTTTGCTTGTCTGAAAGATCATCAAGGTGTTTTCCAAGTCTTGCCAGATCGTCGTTGTATGTCTCTGAATTCTTATTCAGGTTTGCAATTTCATTTTTGGTTTGACCAATGGCGCGCGTTATCCCTGCAAGTGAATTAACGACTTCTTTATCATTAATATAAATTGATAATTCTCTAGGTGTTTCTTTTCTCTTCGCCATTACTTACTAAATTTGATTAAAGCGGTTACCTGATCAATTCTAAGTTCTGAAATCTCGTCAGCAAGTTTTTCTAAAACATTTGAAGCCTCTAGTGCTTTTGCTAAAACATCCGTTGCCTTTAATCTTTGGTTTATCCCGTTTGATTTTTTACCCTCAAAACCATAATGTTGCATAAAAATATAAACGGGCGCAGTCAAAGTAATTCGCTGTAGCCTTCCGTATTTAAAACGACTTCCCGCACCTGCAACTCTTAAGGCTTGTCCTGAACGTGATTTAGTTGTTTTTGAAATTTCTTGGCGAACTGCTGCACGTAGCTTTTTGACTGCTTGTGATGTTATTTCCTTTTCTTGTTGAGCGATATCTATTATACCAGGCATACCTTTATTTTTAGCTAAAGTATTAGTCCTGCATGCCTTATAATAGGACATAAAAAAACCGCTAATTCATAGCGGTTTATGGATTTGGGATTTCCCATTTGTCAGGGTCAAAAGTTAGGTCTTCATGGTTTTTGAGTAAGTACATAACATTCCAACCATACATATTGTCGAAAATAGGTCCTACTTTTTCGTAGCTAAAACTATTTGTTTCAAATTTACCAAACAGCCATGAATTTCTATCTCCATTCAATTTCTTTAAATAAGAACATATGTCAATCGCTACATTTTCAAGATTATCTAAAACCTGTTCCTGTTTATTATAATCATCGGCTTTCCCTGTAAAATCCAAAAGAATAAATGATACGTTTCGGCCGTTGAAAGTTGTTGTGTTATTTAAATTTGTATTTATTGCTGCTGAATGACTTTCTAACAACAGTGCAGGTGTTTGTATCCCTGAACGAAACTGACCTGTAATTTCATTCCAATTAAAACGGTAAAACCCTTTCAGAAGCTTATGTTTTTTAGCAATTTCTTTATGAAATTCTACAATTGATTTGTGTGTTATGACTCTCATGTTTTCTTAGGTGGTGTTAAGTCATCTTCAAACTGTTCAAGAAAAGTATAGATGTTTACTTTTTTTATCGTTTCTAATTTAGAAAGATCACCTTTCGCCATTCCTAGAATGACTTTAGAAAAACCGTATTTCTTTTTCGGTTTTTCTGCCCCGGCTTTACCTTTCTGAAAAGCAACTGGAAATCGCTTAACTAAATTATTTTTGCATCCAAAATACGCCAGTTCTACAGCTAAAAGCTTTTTAATCGGGATATTTTGAAAATTCATTGCTTTTTCATGTAAATCATTTTTATCGAATAAAGGACGAGATTTTGACTCTGTATATAAAACTGCAACCATATATTGTAAGTACTCGAAATCCTTTGTTTCGCGCCATTTAATATGAAGATCGTCAACAATTGCAAATTCATCTGCAGTAAGATTAGCAATACGATTTTGAGGAGGGAAAAACACACCTTTTTTTGGTTTTTTAGTTTTAATTACCTCAGGGAAAATCGTTCTATTGTTCTCTTTAAAAATGTATTCGTAACTTTTATGTAAATCCGATAAAGGAAATTTTCTGAGAACGATTCTCATTTTTGCCTTTTTTCCAAATTGCCACCATTTGACATCTGATAATAAAAAAAATAGTTTAATGTAGAATTTGATATTAACTTCACTTGTATTGAATAAAAAAGCAATTTTTTCTAACTGCTTTTCTTTCATCTCGTCCCACGATTTCGGAATATATAATTTTACTGTCTTCATGTTAAATCGTCGTTATTTTCCTGAAGCAATTGTTTTTCTTTTTTCATGATTTCGGCAACTGTTTTTCCGAAATTGGTGTATACCGAATCATTTACCGTTGATAATGATTCAATTTCTAAAAATTGACGTGCTTTTTTTATTTTTAGTTGGAGAAGATCTTCTGATAAATTCATGATATGGGATTTTTACTTTTATACTTTTTCCACAATGCAATAATTAATAAAATCAAACCTATTGGAATGAGAATCCAAAGTAGATTCCATAAACTCCATTGATCTCTCTTTGTATTTTTTATTGCTTCTAATTTTGCTGCCTCTTCTTTAAGTTTGGCTGCCACAATTAATTCTTGTTCTCTTTTTTTCTGAAGTTCTAATTTTAGACTTTCATCGGAATTCTGGGAATTCTCGGATTTTGTTCTGTTTTGACTCTTCGTTTTTTTATTGGTCATTTTGGAGTTTTCGAAAATATGCTTCTTACCATTTGGGTCTGTATAACTTGAAGGTTTTGTTGGATCGTCGGGTTCGACAGTGATTTCTTCAGTTTCAATATCGTTTTGAGTGTCTACTTTTAAGAGCGACCATTTTCTTATATTAAAATCCTGATTTAGGAATTCTTCGGAATTCCCGGAATTCCTAAAAAATCCTGAAAAATCCTTTTTAATAGATTCTTCTTTTTTGGCTAATTCTGTTTTTCTTGCACCGCAAGAAATTAAGAAGATCGCGATAAAATAAAGTTGTATATTTTTTTTCATGGTTAGATTATTACATAATTGTTTGCATCGCGTTTCTTAACTTGAAGTAATCTCCAATTGCTAAAACCTATTTTATCAAAATGTGGCATATCCTTAAACGAACTCCAATCACCACCCCATGACCAACCATATTTTTTAAAGATGTTTACACACTCTGTCCAATCGGATATTTGATCGTCGTCCCAATCTTTTGCAGTGTCCCACGATGCCGTTTTACCATCAATGATCAATACGATATCAACTGCAAAACCATAATTATGAATTGATTGACCGCCTTTGGCGTTCGTTACTATTTTACCTGGTTTAGTTCTGCCTATTGCGTAAAGATTATCTTGTTCACCAAAAGTTCGGAGACCTTGAGATATTCTTACTTGTGCTCTGCCTGTTAATGCGCGATTACATTCGTTAATGATATCCGTAACTTCCTGACGAATATTCGGATGCAATAAAGCAATACGTTGTTCTGTAATTTTGTCCATTACTCTGCAATTTCATTTTTAACTTTCTTGTAAACTCGTATGATTTTTTTTGTTCTTTGCCATATATCAAACCCGCATTTAGGTAAATTTTCATTAAAAATTGAAAATAGTTCTATTAAGCAAAACAAGATTAAAGCGATTGTTGCGAGTTCAAATTCTGCGTCGGAAACCCGTGCATATTTGAAATTTTTAAGAAAAAGAACTTGTTGCAATCGAATAGATAAAAAAGGTACTCCAAGATAAACAAGTGCTTTAACACCCATTTTTTTAGCCTTATCACTAGAAAAACCTTCACCCTTACCAAAGAACCACTTGTCAACATGATCGCTTTTTCTCCATACCATCCAAGAGGCTAATATTCCGGTGATAAAATCAGTTAGAAATAAACCAAATAATATCCACGCTACACTTTCGAAGTCGACAACTAATTTTGCTACAAGAATTACAGGAACTGTCCCAACTAGAAATACTGGCTTTTTTATTATAAAAGCAATTAAGGAAAATTTGGGCAGTGCAAAGGCTAGCATTTGTTTCATTTTATGTATGATTTATATTGTGTTTTCTATTGATTTTAAACAGTGATCTTTTTCAAAAAAATCTAAACCTTTTACAAGCTTTTTCCCTGTTTTTGTTAAAGTATTGTCACGTTGGTTTTTTCCTAATGCACTCGATATTGTTTCGTTGTCAGCTCCAAATTTATAACCGGATTCCGTTCGTAGTTTTTTGTTCCAAAGTGTTCTAAACTCTCGATTAGCTAGTTTGTCAATTGTGATTGCACTTGATTTGAAATAACCTTTTTTATTTTCTACAAGGCAATAATTCCAAATTGATAATGGCACATATAAAATGCAAGCAATGATGTAAAGTAAAAATCCCATATTATGATAATTTCCAATTTGATGGTTCAATTTCATAAATTGTTGTTCCATCTTCAAAGAGATTAGTTTGAGTATCAATAAGCAAACCTTCCTTTATTTTTGCCCAATCCCGTTCCATTTTTGTCATTCCGGAATAATCGTTTTTACTTTCCAAAAATTCATTTAATTGATTAATTTTAGTAGCAGGATAAAAAACTGTCTTTTCCTGAATAAACTTCTTAACCGTATTTCCTTCATTATCGAAAGAAATAGCATAATCATTAACTGTATAATAATTCCCTTCAGGAGTTCCCTTATATGAAATCACTTCAATTTGAACAATTGATTTTTCAATTCCTCTTAATTCTGTTTTTACAGATATTGTTGATTGTATCATTTTATGTGGTATTTAATGATTTATTTTTTATTCTTAAACTTGTCGTCCTAATGTTGTTTGAAATGTTTGAGTTGCTGTATGCAAATTAGAAACTTCTGTATCAGTCAATCCTTTTCCAATCGTTGCAAAACGAAAATTTCCGGCTGCTCCATTTCTATTACCTAAAAAAATAGGACGATTTAAAGTAAAACTACCAGCGGTTAAATTATTAGATGCCAGAAATATTCCATTTTTATATATTGAATGTTTAGGATTTGTTAACCTTGAAGCTAAATAATTTCCAGATGGTGTAGTTACCGTGCCAAGTATTCTGCCATTTCCTCCGTCATTATCATACAAATCATTTAACATTTTTGGACCGGATATAGATATATAATTAAACATTTGCCCATTGGATGAGGCACCAGAGTCAAATACATAAATATTTTCAGTTGTATTTACATATGCAGACCAATGAAAGTCATTTATTACTGAATTAGAAAAAAAACTAAAATTTGTATTTCCTGAACTTGAAGGACCGTAAGTAATACCATTTGAATTATGCGTAATAGTGCCAGAAAATGTTATCCGGAAAGCAGCATCTAAATCTCGAGGATCTTTTAAATTAAATTTGTGAGTAAACGCCATTCCTCCTACAAATGGATATAAAACTTGCATTTTAGTCCAGATATTATACGCTTTTAAGTCAATTACTAATTGATTTATAGCATTTGCAATTGACATATCCAAAATCAATGTGGCATCAATAAAAGCCTGAGCGTCTGGATCCGAAACTTTTAGGCTTTTAATTTTACCAAAATAATATTTTTTTAACCCTCCCATAATTAAGCGTCTAATATTATTGTATTTGAAACTCCTCTGCGCATAAAATGACCTACTGTTTTTTCTCCAGTTACATTTGGAGTTGTTTCCCAAGTAAAAGGCAATGTAATCGCCCATGTCACCGTTACTCCAGAAAGCGTTCTAAATGGAAACATTAATGAATCATTTAAAGTTGACGGAACTGTAATAGTACAGCTTGCGGTAAATAAGATTGTTTGACCATGCCATGAATTGAGGACATTACTATTAGCTGAAATCTCAATTTGATTATCTTTTGCTTGAAAAAGCGCATCTAAAAAAGCCTTTATTGTATTTTTGATATTTAACCAAGAAATAACTTTTGCTTTATTTGAATCTAATTCATCTTCTACAGGAAACATTGTAGTGTCGGTAATAATTACTTTTGTGGCCAAAGAGCTCAACCAATTATCTCTTAAATAAGTAATCCAGGATTTAATCGTACCGTAGAAAAGATCACTTGCTTCATTACCAATAACGGTAGTTTTTTTATTCGTTTCTTCTTCTTTTCCAACCTCACCTATATACATGTGATGTGCATAAGGATAAAATGAGAGATCATAAAAGAAAGAAATTACTTGATTTGGTTTTAATACATAATCTTTGCTATCAGGGAAATTAAAATCAACACTGCCTCCAGAAGAGGCATGAGCAATAATTACATCTGTCAATTGGCGATTATGAAGTGTAACTATTTTACCGTTATATACTTTTGCAACTTCCCACGGATACCTAATCGTATTTAATTTGGTTATGGCATCGGTAAAAACAATTGACGTGCGTTCATCTGTCACGGTTAGGACATTAATCTCGCCAGATCCTGTAACAAGAATATTCTGTGATTCTGATTTTTCTTTAAATAAACCATTAGCAATTGGAACTTCAGGATTTAGTACCTCCGAACCAAACACTGAAATAAAAGCCAATTTTAAAGTTCCTTCAGGTGTTGGAGGTTCTTGGACATCTAGTATACTTTCTGTTCCCTGAATTTTAATAATAGTTGAGAACTTGGTAAAAACCAAAATATCTATTCTGTTAAAACCTACTGAAGCGTTTGCAATTGTTGTTGAATAATCGTCTATATTTCTAAGAATTTGCTGATCGATCCTACAAGTAAATGCTAATGCTAATATGGAAATTACACTGCCAACTTTAGAAATTGTACCTGGTACAATAATATCGTCCGGTGCAACAAACTCGTTAATTTTATTTAACAATTCTTGTGCAGTTAACTCACAGCCTCCTTTGTCTGTTTTTGATCTCCAGTTGTCATCAGGATCATGTGGAAAAACGTTATTCGATGCTAAAATACTCATAGGGCTAAATTCAGTTTTTATAGAAATTTAAAATAGGACATTGCTAAATGGAAAGTATTCCCGTTGTATCATAAGGTGTATATCCGGTACCAGTGGAATTTGATTTTTTAAATGGAGATTCGCATTGAGTAAAATCAGATAAATTGCTTTCAATTAATTCTCTGGCCACACTTAAATATTGGGTACCGTTGTTCGATTGTTCCTCAACTAATTTGGATAATTGATCAGATGGTTTGCCCGAAACAGCACTTTCTTTTCGTCCATCTATCATAATTTCAAAATCTAGTCTTAGTCCTTTATCATCTAATAGAAATAAGCCACGATTAGCCACTTTAGCCACTGTAAATGCAACTATAGCCTTTTGTAATTCCGTTTTAACTTCTTTTGCTATTCCTGCGACATCTGTTTTTAAATGCTCTATAAGTTCCGGGCAAAGTAATGTTCTTATGTATTGGTCTTCAACTTGACGAATTGAGGATTGTAAGGCTATAAAAGTCTGTCTAGATTTAAAAATTGTAAACCATTTATCGAATATTGCCGTACTGTTTACAAGTAATTCTTTATTTATTGTACCAAATTCTGTCGTCCAATCTTCGAAAGCATCAGGATTCTTTTCTAAAATCTCTAATAAATAATCCATTGCTTCGTGACCTGAACGCAAAAGTTCTCTGCGCATGTCTTTTTCACGTCCCCAACTCACGGTTTGTCGCTGATCATTCTTTACTTCGGTTGCGCCTGAACTGTCAAGCATTACAGACATAAAAGGAAAGTAAATGTACATTCCGAAATTTGCGATTACATTTCGTAAATGCTCACGTGCTTCGTTTTTGATTTCAAAATGAATATCAGGAGTTGCAGATTCATCTTTTAGAAAAATATGGAGATTACCAATATAGTTTTTGGTAAAGCCATTAACTGCTTTTGTTATGTACGGCTCAAAATCAGAAAATTCAAATGATTGAGCAATCGAAACATATTTCTTTAAGTCTGCTGTAGTTTCTAAGATCATGCTGTAGTTTTTTGAGTTCCTGTTGGGTTTTTGTCCAAAGTGGTTAGAATGGTATTTTCGAAACTTGGTGTTATTGAGGAATCCCATTTGTTATAATCTTGAATAAATTCAAAAATTTCTAATGTGGTTTCTCTATTGGTTTTGGAAAGTGCTTGGTGAATTAAGAAGGCTTCTCTTTTATCTGATCCAGAACCTGCACCTAATGACCCTCCGGGTATTCCTGCACCACCAATTAAAGGAGCATCGACACCAGTTGCAACAAGTATTTCAGAATTGGCAGCTGCAGCTTCAGGTAAATAAATACCATCTTTTAATTTATCATCAATAGGGGTAATTGTTATTGCAGAAACCTGTTCGCCTTTGGTATTTGTGTACTTCATCGCTTGAATAGACTTTCCCGCTTTTTCGTTTCCGACTAATCCATCATTTATTGAATCGACTAACGCTTGTCTTATTTTTTTGCGTTCTTCAACTTTCATCTTTGCCCATTCTTCAGCATAAATGTTAGTGTAGTATTGTTCGTCAATTTCAATCAAAAATTTAATTGTCATTTGATTAGCGAACAATGCTTTTTTAAGTGCGGGAACTGAATTAGCAACGTCTAACCATCCCGATTTTAAAATAGCATGCCATTCACTTTCAGGGTAGTAAGCCTTGTCAAGTAAAGGATAGAATACAGGCCTTATAAACTTTGTAATTTTATTTACTTTGCAATATTCACGGACTTCATCGGCTGTCCAGTAACTATCAATCAGCGGTACTTTTTCTACATATTGACTAGTAACATCAACGGAACCACCTTTACCAAATTTTTCGGAAATGTAAACGTGTTCAATCAAACCGCTTTCTTCGTTCATCATTTCGAAACGACACCAAGCAGTTTTTTGACGTTTCACACGGTTTATCGTTGCGAAATTGTTGGATAATATGTATTCTGGAAATCCAATTGAAAACCATTCCAAATCGATAATTGTTTCTTTCCAGAAACGATTCATTTGGGACTTTTTAAAAAACTCGTTTATTGCGGGAACATCTGTTAAATTAACGACTTTAGGATCTTTTTTTCCTGAGTCAGAAACTCCATTTCTTAATAATACTAAACCGTTTCCGTAATGTGCTTTTCTTAAAAAACGCAAAGCGGATGTGGCTGTACCATTTTTCTCGACTTCCTTAATCACTTGCTGTGGATAATCATTGTTTTTGCCCCACGAAGCGATTTCACCTTGTTTATCTTTCACATCAACTTTTACAGCTGTAACGGTACCGTCCATTTTATCAATGGAGTTTTTAAACGAAATCATTGCACCTGATCCATTATGTTGAGTTATAGCGATATGATTGCCTAAGAATGTGCTTTCTGACATTAGTAAATGATTTCTTTATTATTAATACTGATTATAAAATCGATTCGGATTGATACGACACTGCGATCATTCAATTCTATATTTCTGGTCCTGTTCTGAAAATGGTTGGCATTTTTTGTTTTTTTGATTGGAATCAGAATGTTATCGATTGTATCGCGGTGAATGCTGTTTGGATTTTTTTCTAAAAGAAGTCGAGCACCGGAATAAGATTTTAGTTTGCCGCCTTTTTTTGATGTTGCATTAAAAGTTCGACACATCAAATCAAAAGGAATAAGAGTTCCTTTTTCGTCTTTTTCGTTCAGGATAGCTAAACCTTGTTTTAATGAAATTTTTTCCTTTTGCATACCGCTAAATTCTTTCTTTAGCGGTTTTTAAAATAGGACAGCATTTTTGCTTAATATTTTTACACGAATTATGGTCAGTATTCTAATATTTAAAAGTTTACTTCTCTGAAAATCAATATTTTGACCTAAAAAAGAATAATGATTTTTATAAAATGTGACAGAAAAGCACGCCTGTCCCTATAAATTTTCACACTTTCCATACCCGAAATATCAGGATATATGAAAATGCATGTTTTATGAGGTTTGTATACGGCTTTCGGATAGCAGTTGACTGTATCCTTTGAAGGTATCATTGAACATAGTCATAATAGGTACATCGAACGCATCAGTAAGGTGAGGTGCGTGCTGTTGTGGGAATAGTGGGTTACGTTCATCTTTCTTAACCTTTTCGATACCCCCCTTCAAGGATTCCCTTGCTTCTGTACGTTCAAGCGCAATGATCAGATCAGGATTGTTATGTTCATTGATACGTATCTTAGGTAGTCTCGTTTGATGCTCTTTAAGCATGGCATTGACTAGGAGATACTTATCTGTGTGTGTTGGTGCTGCACCTTTAGTCATTAAATAAACCGTGTATCCGTGTGCTGTAAGTACATTAGTGATTTGTTCGAAGTAACTATAAGGACTGTTAGGCAGTCTATTGTTGCCATCATGACCACCATATAAATAGATAAACTTCTCTTGGTGTGGTCTATAGTACGGTATGACCTGTTCAATAAACATATCATCCAATAGCTTAGGCGATTTAACATAAAAAGACTTTAATATTTTGTACTCATTATCCTGTAACTGTGAAACAACACATCCATTAAATACACCGAAGTCGACTGACATTATCAACGGTTCATTAGTACGAACATCATTATCCTGGCTACAATTGAAATGCTCCGATCTTGCCGTTACACCGATCGTTTCAAGATAGCTGTTATTGTAGTCTGTATAGTAATGTTTACGAGGTATAAGGTTACCATAGAAACCATCAACAATTTCCTCAGGTCTAATGTTCAATATCTCGGCATTATATAACAACTCTGATATTGCTGCATCTTTCATTTTTTTGAACCATGCAGGATTTAGGTAAGGATTAGAAAGTGCTGAAGCTTTAATAAAAGCATATTCTTTTGGATTCGCTATTGCTAATTTCTCCCTATCAGTAAACCACTTTCCTTTTTTATTTATAGGTGTGGATGAAACGTAAAACTCTGAACCTAAGAGAGGACAATCTTTGAATATTTCCTTTTGCGCTCTATTGGTAGTTTTTACATTTGTGAATAATTTTTCAGGATCTAATAAAGCAGCTTCATCACCTATTTCAGCATAAGAATTTAGACCACGGCCAGAATTAGGGTTATCCAATGAAACTAATTGAAATATTGATCCATTTGCAAAATGAATTACATTGTCCCACTGATTGGGTGGTTGAAAAGGCATTTCAAAACCCATTTTCTTTCCTGATCGACCTACAACAAAATCGACATCCTGATAAAGATTAAACATTGCTAATCCTTCAATAGCAGATGGTAAAGTTCTACTTAATGCTTGTGAATAAGTGGAACAAGGCATTGCAAATGATGCTTTAGGCATTTGTCGAACTAATTCACGTGTTTGGTAACCTAAAATTGTAGTTTTACCACCTCCACGTCCCATTTCAATATCTTTGTGTTTTTGTGGCGCCAAAACACAGGCTAGCTGTGGAATTGTAAGACTTACGAACTTTTTTTTACTGATCATCGTCTTCGTCAGTTTTTAATTCTTCAAAATCGATATCAGTAACATTTAAGTTGTTCAGGTCGACAGAACCACTCGAAAGCATTTCCAGAAGTTTGGCCTGAACTTGTTTATCCACATTTACGTGAATTTCCATGTTTTCAAATTTTTCAGGATTGAAATTCGGGTTATCTTCATTTGCCAAACCTCCATAATCAGCAAGCATTTTCAAGGCTTTACCTTCATTATTCAAATCTCCTTTTTGCTTGCATCTTTTTAGATAATCTCGTGTGTATTCTAACCAAATTGCACGCGATCCTTCAGCATCAGCTTTTAGAACATTCCCGAAAAGTTTTTCAGAATTTCTGATATCCAAATAAATCTGAGCGTGTGATAATCCTTTTTCTTTTTCAAATTTATTTAGGATCTGTTGAGTGGAAAAGTGATTCAAACGAAGTGCAAAAACTTCATTCAAACGTAATAAAATAGCCGTATTAGTTTCACTTAACGGAAAATGCTCAGGATTGATATAATGAGCAAGAATTTTATCAAACGTCGTATCACCACGTTTAATCATCATTTCTCTTTTTTTAGTTCCCATCAATCAAATTGCTTATAATAATTAATTGTTCGTCTTTCTGCAAAAGGTTTTGTTCCTGCTTTGAAATTTCCCTTTCAATTTTTGTTTTTATAGAAACATATTCTGCAGTTTTCAATTTTTCACGATTTGCTTTTAACCTGGTATTTAATTTGGAAATAGAAGCATAAAGCAATTGCTGAGTTCGCAATTTTCCTTCTGGTGTTAAATCATCAAATTCGGATTTCGGTGTTTCTGGAATAATTCTTTTTTCCAAATACAAATCAATCTTTCGCCAACACAATTCGTTTTTTCTGATGTTGTTATGAATTTTTATCTGAAGCTCTAAAGCTGCCTTTTCAGCATGTGGAGGAAGTTCATTTAAATTAACTTTAAGTAAACAATTCTCCTTAAATAATTGATTTGCTTCAAGTAATACAGGTCGCAGTATTTCAGGAAGTTGATGAAATAAAACAGCTTCCTTTTTACCTGATTCCGAAACCTTTTCGGGTACCGCATTTATTACAGTGGTAACTTCTTTTTTTATTTCGGCAATAAATAAGTTTTGGCTATATTTTTCAAGAAATTTATTTAATTCATATTTCAGCTTTTCACTGTTAAATGAATTATTCTTTTTTTGAAAGTTTTTCAATAGCATAGTATTATGCTTTGGAAGTTCCTTATAAATAAGAACTCCAGAAGTATAATCACATCCGTTTTTAAACCAGTTTTGTATTATTTCCATACGACAAATATGGAAAGTGTAAAGTTTTTACAATAGGACATAAAAAAACCACTCAGTGAGTGGTTATTCAATTTTTTCAACTTCCCGGGTTCGTAAATCTAAATCGGTTCTTAGACACCAACCGACTTCAAGGCTTTTTTTAACTTCATAAATTTTTGATTTTCCTTTTTCTATTTCACAATAATTTTCAACGATATATGTATAGCGTTTATATCCCAGATCAATCAATATATCGTTCAAATCGTAATCAGAAATACAATCAACAGGAAAAGTCCGGAAAATAAAATTAAGTAACTGATCAGTATTCAATTTTACATTCGCACTGTCTGGATTGCTAGGATGGAAATTGTCATCTAAGAAGTTTGTTATCGTTTCTAAATAATCAAGCATAGGAATTACATTTTATTAGGACAAATGTATATTCCTATAGCTTGATCAAATAGGATAGTTAGATTCTTAAATGCTAAACTTATAAATCATTATATCAGTATAACTTGCCTGAAAATTAACCGTAGCATTCATGGTTTCGGTGTACGCACCGTTAAAAGGATTACTCATAGGTGTTTTAGTTTCAATCCATTCACACAACTCAATTATAGAAGATTTATTTGATGTGAAATAAAAGTATTTAGTATTATCTAATACCTCTAAAACATCTAAATAGTCTTTTAATTTCCAGTAACCTTTGTACGATTTTGTTTCCGTTGACAAATAAGGAGGATCGACAAGGAATACAACATTTTCAACATCTTTATAAATATGGTACAATTCCTTATAACATTTACTAACGACTTCAAGCCCTTCTAAGTAGCCAGTTGTTTCATAACTTGACTGTCTAACGCAATTATAAAGTGTTTCTTTTTGAAATTGCTCTATCGAAAAAGCGTACTTCATACTAAATAGCAATGAACTCGAGATTGTAATGTAGTCTATAAAACCGGATCTTTCTTCTTCAATAAGCCTCTGCAGCACTAAATTACGATATTCACCCTCGATTCGTTTGTCTTTTGGATATGACTCTAATATCATTCTTAAATCGTTAAGTAGGGTATTAGTCTTTGTAACATTTTCTAATCGATTCTTATAATTATCAAAATCGTTATAAATTACTTTTGCATTTGGATAAATTGATTTTACAGTGTGACTTAATAAACCGCTTCCTCCAAATAAATCCACGTAAGTTGCTGTAGGTGAGTAATTTTGTAAAGCAGGTTGAAATTGCTTTAAAAATTTTCTTTTTTGCCACATAAAAGGCAAAGGCGCTGATTTGAAAATTCTCTTTTTTTCCATTCGATTTTGATTGATGATGATTATATTTGCAATTCTCACGGAATTTATAATAACATAACAAAGCCAGCACTAGAAGACTTATTGTCCTCCAACGCTGGCTTTGTGCTAAATATAAATAACCGTGAGAAGTTTTTTTATTTGTTGGAGGGCTTTTATTATCCTCCGAAGTTTTTAAGCTTCTTCTACTAATTGAATGGCTCCCTTATAAATTGGAGCAGGACCAAAATTCTTATCTGTAAAAGTAATCACGGCTGAGTTTTTCCCTTCGAGCGTTGCTTCAATATTATGCTCCACTTTTACCGTTGCAGGCAATCTGGATGATCCTAATTGACGCACATTACCCGTTCCAAATTCTTCCGAAAGAACCACTAATTTGGCGTTTTTTAGCCAACGGCAAAAACCTAATATTTCAGCTTCAGAACCTGCGATCTCGATGACAAGATCGTTTTGAAATAAACCCCTTCCAATTTCTCCAATTTGTGCTGATTTAATAGTTCCAGTCTCTGTAACATAATCAACTTGGAAAAACTTCTTTCCAGTTTTAAAAACATGCGGCGTTGCAATTGTGGCTAACTCTGCAAAATTTGCGGCAACATTTGCAGGAACTGGATCACAAATTTTCTTAGGATCATTAATTGTTGCAAAATCACGATGCAACGCATAGTAAATTTTATTTACTAAACCAGAAACTGGTTCGCAGCTTTCGCCCCCGATATCTTCTAATGGTACCATATTATACTTTTTTTACGAATGGGCTATTACCATCAATTAAAGTGGTCATAGCTTCTTCATTGGTTATTAATTCATTTTTCGTGAACAGTTTGCCATAAACCTTTAATTTTTCAGGCATACGATCACTAAGCATGTAGTTCTTTCCATTATGTGAAAAAACTCCCGGTGCCTCTGGTGTTTTTGGTTCCTCTGGTGCTTCCGGTGTCTCTGGTTCTTCCGGTGCGTCTGACGTTTCTGGTTCCTCGGGTGCTTCCGGTGCTTCCGGTGTTTCCGGTGCTTCCGGTGCTTCCGGTGCTTCCGGTGCTTCCGGTGCTTCCGGTGCTTCCGGTGCTTCCGGTGCTTCCGGTGCTTCCGGTGCTTCCGGTGCTTCCGGTGCTTCCGGTGCTTCCGGTGC